GCACATTCGCTGGCTTTGCCGCTGTCAACGATACGCAGACAAACCGCTGGGGTCTGATTCAGGCCCAGGGTGGTGGCCAGTACCTGCAGAAGGGATTGGTCACCCTTGGCACCTCAACAACTGCTGTCGACTTCCGCGACAGTGCTGTTGTCATCGTTATTGATGACTGTCAGCGAGTGACGACCGACTTCAACAAGTGGGAAGTGAACAACACTGCCTCTCGTGTGGATTGGGAAGCGATCACGTTCCTATCGCTTGGGACAACGTCTCCTGGCAACTTTGCTATGGTAGACACGGCGGACGTCAACATCACAGGCTGTGCCTTCAACAACATGGGAACATTTGAGTTCCTGACTACCGGAGAATGCTCGTCCTCAATCTTCCGTGGCTGTGACCAGATCACCGCTGGTGGGGGTGACTTCTCTGGGACTGCCATTGAGGGCTACGAAGGGACAACAAACAGTAGCGCCTTCATCTGGGATGTGTCAACCAGCCCACAGACGAATACCGCAGACATGGTGTTCACAAAGGGTACGGCAGCTACGCATGCCATCCAGTTCAACACGAACGTCACTACTGACATCACCCTGAGTGGCGTCGTCTTCAGCGGATACAACGCCTCGACGAACCAGGATGACTCGACAGTTCACGTGCTGCACACATCTGGAACGGTGAACATCACCATCATCAATGGCGGCACTGCCCCGTCCTACCGTACAGAGGGAGCGACGGTGAACATCATCACGGGCACCGTGACGGTCAAGGTGACAGTGAAGGATGCTTCGACCCTTGCGGCCATTGAGACTGCCAGAGTACTGCTGCTGGCTGGAAGCGGCGGCGACCTGCCGTATCAGGAAACCGTCTCTGCTCTCACCAATGCTGCTGGGACTGCTTACGCAACCCACACAGGCCACGGGATGCAAACCGGGGACAAGGTCTCCATCGTTGGGGCCAACGAGAACGAGTACAATGGTATTCACACCATCACGACGACAGGTGTTGACAACTACACGTACTCGATTACGGGGACGCCATCTTCACCTGCTACGGGGACTATCACTGCTACGTACGTCATCCTTGATGCAGATACAAACTCAAGTGGTATTGTGCAGGACACATCGTTCTCCTACACCAGCGACCAGCCGGTGGAAGGACGAGTTCGAAAGGGTACAGATCCGGTTAGGTACAGAACAGCACCTATCTCGGATAGCATCGTGTCTTCAGGGCTTTCATTCACTTCATTCCTGGTGAGAGATGAGTAAAGAAGAGATTGCTGAGCTGAAAGAGGCTCTTAGAAAGAAGACAGCCGCATATGATTCGCTGGCCGGGCAGGTGGCGGATCTTCACAAGAAGCTTGACATGGGCTATCAGGCACAGCTGCGACTCGCTGCTGAGGCAACTGCGGCAGCGGAAGATGTGGGAAACCACAAGCAGATCGTGCGTGATCACTTCCAGGTGGCGCAGGGCAAGGAGAAAGAACTCCTAGATGAGGTCAAGCGCCTGCGTGCTCTACTGAAGGAAAACGGAATTAACCCAGGTGGATAATGGCGATTACCGTAGACTGGGGTAACAAGATCATCAACGTGCCGAAGGCGGACACGACCTTGGTAGATTCTGGCCCGCCCGAGATTCGGGAGCTGGACATCGATACGTTCCGCCTCACGTTGAAGGATCTGGAAGATGATGAAGAAGGGATGCCGTTTCCCGACACCCACAGCCATAACGCACAGGTGACCATCGCGGGCGTGACGCTGGCACGGGTGATCGAGATCATCAATGGCTACACCATCACCTTTGAGGATGGCCAGTACGTGGTCAACCTTGTGGGCGCGAACAGCAACATCATCGAGAAGACGAACAAGAATCAGGTCTCACTAGCCTCGCAGAACTCTGCCGGGCTTATTGAGGTAGCCAGCGGTGAAGCTGGTATGACACTAGGAGAATACCTTGCGCTCAAGTAAGATGATCAAGTGTGATGACTGCGGTGAGCACTACGCTATCGGTGAGTGGCCGTGGTGCCCTCACGGTACCGGCCGTAGTCGCAATGCCTTCCAGGAGTTTCCGTACAAGACTAAGAACCTGACTGCTGACGGGAGCGAAGTGGAGGTGACCAGCGGTGCCCACGAGCGGGCGCTGATGCAGCAGTATGAGCGTGACACCGGCAACAAGCTGGTGAAGCGCGACGACGCGGCGTGGATCAACGAGACGTACGAGGGGTACAACCGCCGCGCCGATAGACAAGAGTACTCCTCTGGTAGCGGGCGCGGAATGCCGGGACAGTGGATCTAAGGAGAAGACATGGAAGCTGAAGACCAGAAGAACGAGCCACTTGAGGCTGACGCCAGACTGGCTGAAGAGGGTCTCCTTGGCTGGCTGCGCCTGAAGTTCGGCTCTGGGATGGCGCTCCTGAAGAAGGAGCGTACCTGGGGTCAGATCGATCAGGCGATGCGTTATGTCGAGGGCAAGCACTCTACCCCAAAGACCAAAGCAATCTCCACCGTTGTCGATAACCGCCTTCGCAAGATCGCATTGGAGACGGTGGCGGTGATGACGGATGTCCGCCCGATCTGGAACTACGAGACCTACGTAGAGTCCTTCAAGAAGCAGGGAGACATCCTGAACAAGTTGGCGCGGGCTTGGTGGCGCAACACCAAGGCTGATCGCCGACTCGGATCTGCTCTGCTGTACGCTGCATGTGGAGGTAGTGGCTATGGGCTTCTCACGTGGAACAAGGACCTCAATGACGGTACTGGGGATCTTGAGCTTGTACCTTTTGACCCTCGTGACGTTATCCCGATTGATCCGGCCTTCTCTGAGACCATCCAGGACTGGCGCGGCATTATTCTCCGCCAGCGCCTTCCCATTGAGACTGTTAAGAGAATGTATCCGTCAAAGGCGGCTGACATCGTTGGCAAAGAAACAACGTGGGCTCCTGTTGCCTCCCCGGACCATGGCAAGCTAGAGGAAATCACCGGAAGCCCCCTCTGGGACCTAGTAGAAGGAACAGGTCAGAGGCATCACCTTCCTCCCGGTGTCGACCTCATGAGAGCGTATCTGAAAGACGATTCGCTCAACTTGACGGATGATCCCATTGAGATGGGCGAAGGCGAGTGGGCCTACACGGTCTACCCGATGGGTGGTATCAAGCCAGATGGAAGGGCAGCAACCCGCGAGGATGCCCGCCTGTTCCCCCGTGGCCGTCTCGTCATCTTCACTCCAGAGTGCATTCTCAAGGACATCCCAAACCCGCACTGGCACGGAAAGTTCCCTGTCGTCCGCTTCCAGCTGGATCCTCTGCCGTGGACCCTGCTGGGCTGCAGCATGATCGGGGACCTGATCCCAATGCAGGACACGCTGAACGAAGCGCTGCGAGGGATGGAAGATGGTCTGGCTCAGTGGGTTAAGAGGGCCGTGGCGGCTGACAAGCGCAGCATGCCAAAGAGCGCCCTGAACGCTCTGGACTCCCGTGCGGCTGGTGCGAAGATCCACTTCAACGCGGCGACGGGCGAGCCGTTCAAGCTTCTGGATGGCCCTAACCCACAGGTATTCAAGATCTACCAGGAAATCATCGAGATGCTCAAGGAGGAGATGGATGACATTTCCGGCATGCGTGGTGTGCAGAATCTGGCCCAGCTCGGACAGATGCCCTCTGCAGACACAATGGAACGCTTCATGGAGGCCATGTCCCCTGTTCTCCGCCTACGCAGTAGATCCATGGAGATCTCCCTTACCGAGCTTGCGGAGATGCTCAAGGTTGGATTCTTCCAGTGGTACAGCACGAAGCGGCGCATCGAGCTACTCGGGCTAGACGGGGTAGCCCGCGAGGACTTCAACTACAACCCAGGAGACATGCTCCCCGATGGTGAGGGAACTCGCCAGGAGCGTGCGATGAGGCACCACAAGCTGTTCAGCTTCCAGGTGAGCCCGAACAGCTGGCTTAACGTGAGCCACTCGCAGCAGAAGATGTTTATGCTGCAGCTACTTAGAGCCAACCTCATGGATCCGTGGACCATCTGGGATCAGTTCGACGTGCCCGACGCAGGGCCTCTCCCGGCTGAGACGGTGCCTGAGCGTATCGTCCGTGCCCGCGAGATGGGCCTCCTCCAGGGTCCGACACCCGAGATGGTCCAGGCCCAGAACGCCGTGCAGATCCTGCAGGCGCAAATGACCATGATGCAGATGCAAATGCAGATGCAGCAGGGACCCCCACAGGCAGCACCCCCAGGCCCAGGCGGGCCAGCTAAGCCGCCCGGTGCGGGGGGAAAAACCCCGGGGGCGGGAAACCCAGTGGGCCGACCTCCTAGCGGCCAAGTCCCGCCCCACTTCGAGATGAAGGATCAGGGGACTAGGCCCGTGGTAAGCGAAAGTAAGTAGGGGACTTGACAAATCCTCTGCCTATCAATATAATACTGTATCTCGCACGTAGTGTGAGAGAAAGGAGTACACATGGCGAAGCAGGGCAAGGCTGTCAAGCTGAAGTCGCCCTTTGACGATGCTGTGTTCAAGCCCTGGGGCGGAGAAAAGAGTCCCAAGCCCACAGACACCAACAAGGGTAACAAAGGCAAGAAGTAATGGCTGGTGAAGTGATGGGCACTGTACCCACACCGCCAATCAATCGTTTGGGCGGTCCGCCACCCGGCTCTAGCCCGGCTGGTCTGTCTGCTATCAGCAGAGGTGCGGATCCACATGGCGGTGGGCCTACCCCGTCCGGTACGGGCGAGGGGCTCGCCAAGGTGTTTTTCAATATCGAGGATCAACTCGATACCATTGCTAGTGCTCTACCTGAAGCGGCAGAGGAGATCGACCAGATCAAAGCTCAGCTGAAGGGAGTCCTAGTGAAGGCTGTTCCGGAGAGAGGTTCGTCACGGCGTCCCTCAAAGGTGGGGCTGGATAGCCCCGGGGAGCCGTTTTCGTTCTAACCTCTCCAGGAGGTTAATGTGAGTAAGAGAGAAGACGAGAAGTATGAAGCGTGGAAGGCGGACATCCGCAACATGCTTCCAGAGGAAAAGCGGGATGCATTCGATGCTCTCGCCGACCTCGATGTAGTCCGGGATGAGCTATTCCGTGGCACGATTCGTCAGAAGGACTACTACACTCGGCTGAACGAGTTCAACGAAGAGAAGAGCCAGTTCGAGGCCGAGAGAGATAAGGTAGAGGCGTTCAGGGACCAACTGTACCAGTGGTACGATGAGGAGGGACCAAAGAACGAGGCTCTACTGAAGGAGCGCGACATGCTTCGTGCACAACTGGAAGAGCTTGGGTCGGATAACCCGCCTGGGGCGGGCTCGCCAATCTCAACCGAGGAACTCGCGGCGCTCAAGGCGAAGGTCGATAAGGCCGAGCAACTGGATCGAATTCTTCCATCTGTCCTTTCGGATCAGCTGGCAATCGCTATCGATTCAGTGAAGAACGGCTTCAACATCGATCCCCGCGAGGTCATGAAAGTTTCGCTGCAGCACGGCGTTTCACCATACAAGGCGTATGAACATCTCACTTCAGCAGAGCGAGCCAAGCGCTGGGAAAAGCAGCGTGAGGAAGAGAAGCAGAAGTGGATTGATGAAGGTAGACGTCAGGCGACATCATCAGGTAATGGCAGCCCCGATCACATTAGCCAGACAGGGCCTTCAGTAGTTGACTACCTTCAGAGGTCTGATCAGAAGGAAACCGACCACAGCTCACGAGTGGCCGCTGCGATCAGCCGACTGGAAAACAAGGACTACTAAAGAACTGTTGGCAGCTGCGGGGCGTAACTAAACTCAAAAGGAGTTAACCTATGGCTTTTCTTGATCCCGTAAATACGATCACCCAGAAGGACATCCTTCCTGGCGTGACGGATTTGGTGTTCAAGAGCGGTCCGACAATGGCCTACATCAAGCGTAGCTGCCTTGAGAAGTATCAGGGCGGTCCTTCGTGGCAGGAGAACTTCCTGTACGGTATGCTGCCGGTTGAGGCTTACCAGCCCGGCGACAGCTTCACCATCACGCAGGAGCAGATCTTCACTGGTGGCACTGTCACTCCGCGTTACTACAACGTTCCAGTGTCAGCCATCCGAGAGAAGGTCCAGATCGAAATGGCCGGTAAGCACGCGGTGTTCAACTACATCGACATGTTCATGCAGGCTGCCGCTCTCACTATGTCCGCTAAGCTGGCCACTGACATCTTCCGTCATGGTCAGGCAATCGACGGCGCCGGTGTTCTTAACGACCGAAGCAAGCTCATCAACGGTCTTGATGAGGCTCTTTGCGACGGCGTGACTGCCGGTCCGTTCGGCAACTACTACGAGACGTATCTCACCCTCACCCGTAACGATGCTAACATCGCCGAGGCGCTCAACGCGGCGAAGCTGGCAGCCGACGGTGTGCTCGATGGAGACGTCTCTGGTAGCATCAACTACCCCATCCTTGAGCAGGCGTTCAACTCCGTCGTGTACGGAACTGAGCAGCCTAACCTCCTGGTCACAACCAACTCCGGAATGTCCTACATCAAGATGGCTTTCCAGTCCCAGCAGCGCTTCATGGAGACAACTGCTAACCTCGGGTTCCAGGGTATCAAGTTCAACGGTGCTACGATCTTCCAGGATCGTTATGCTCCTGGTGCGGCTTCGGTCGGCACACAGGAAGCTGCGAAGCTGGGAATCAGCGCGCTGGACGGCGAGACCCTGTACATCCTGAACACCAAGTACCTCCGCTTCTACGTTAGCACGTCTCCTGAGTACGGCTTCGGCTTCTCTGGATTCCTTCCTGCGCAGGACAACTCGCTCGTCGTGGGCCACTACAAGTTCGTCGGAAACTTCACGTGTCAGGCCCCTCGCTACATGCGAGTTCTCTGGAACATCACAGGCTAAAGGGAAAGGAGATTCTAAATGCCTTCTAATCAGGAACTCAAGTCTCTTTGGCTCGGTCCAAGTGGGACCCTCGGCTCTGCCGGGGAGTCCGAGCTGTTCTATCCTGGTGAGCTGGGTAAGACCCAGTGGCACAAGGACCCGAACGGCAGCGACAAGCCCATCAAGCTTCAGAAGGTCTTCCGTTATGCGACCGATGGAGCTACAGCTCAGGCCGGTGGCATTTGCTACTGGGTAGACCGCGACAACTACGTTGTCTCGGGAGATCCGGAAGACGCTATCGGCGGGTCTGCCAATCCATGGCCTGCGGGCGCATGGCTTGGAGCAGGTCCGACCGCAGGTAACTATGGCATCATCCAGGTGGCTGGCCCCATTGCGGAGCTTCACCACACTGGTTCTGGTACAAACGCCGCTGGCGACGTTCTCGTGAACGCTGCTACCGACGCTACAACTGGCGGTGTCGTTGCTGCCAAGGCTACTGACGCTGGCGACGAGATTCACAACATCGCTATCGCCGTTGGCACGGGCGACACCACAACCGGGCCTGCAGGTGACCTTGTTCTCCTACTGACTGACTAACGGGAGGTGCTAACATGGCTCTAACCGTTACCATCGTCGGTAAGCGAAACATCGGTGACCGTCGCGCACAGCTGGTCGACTTCGTCTTCACTGACTCCGATTCTGGTGGCGAAGACTTCGTCGCTGAGGATGCAGCTCTCCACGCAGTGGATGCTGTCCTTCCTGAGCCCAACGGAGACTCCGGCATCTTTTCGGTAGCCTTTGACAGGGGAAACGACCTGCTCTTCCTCACGGATGCAGCCGTAGCTGTTACTAACAGTACGGCTACTGTCCGCGCGTTGGTTGTCGGCATCTAAGGGGATGGGGGCTCTCCGGAGCCCCCTACTTCTCTAGAGGTAAGTGGTGGCACAGGAAACCTATGGCCAGACCTGGAACAAGCTCCTTCTGTACGCCCCGGCCTGTCCGACCGCATTGGCGCGAGAGATGGTCCGTCAGGCGTACCGTTCAGTCATTGATGCACACTACTGGAGCGAGCTTCGACAGGACGATGAGATCTACGTCAAGGCAACTTACAACACCGGCACAGTAGATCTAACGAACGGTTCAGCTACCGTAACAGGTAGTGGTACGAACTGGACATCCGACCCACATCTGTACCAGCAGTTCGCTGTTGGGACACGCACGCCCTGGTACACGATCATTGCCGTCAACGATGTTGACGACATCACACTTGATCGTCCGTACACGGGCGCTGATGTGTCAGGCGGCCTGTACACGATTGGCAGTTGGTATCTGGAGTTCCCAACCGACCTCTCCGTCATTGAAGAGGTCCGGGACAAGGATAACAACTGGAAGATCACTTCCCACTACTACAACCAGCAGTACCTCGACCGGATTGACTCTTCACGTCAGTCGTCGGGTACCCCTGTGTGTATTGTGCCAGCTCCTCCGAGAACGGACACCAATGGGGATCTGATCCCACGGTACGAACTGTGGCCGCGTACATCTGAGAAAACGTATCTCTACCGCTACTACAAGAACCACGACGTGACCGACAACACGGACCGATTCATTGACGCAATTTCGTCTGAGACCGTTCTCTACAAGGCCCTGTCGCTTCTAGCTATGTGGCCCGGAACGGCGGATCAACCAAATCCCCTCTTCTCACCGGACAACCACAGAATGTACAACAGCCAGTTTGAGGAGAAGCTCAGAGACGCAATCGTAGCCGATCATGACCGCGCACAGCTCATGATTGACTACAATGATACGGGACTTCGCTATCCTGCGGATTCGAAGTTCTTCCAGACACATCCACTCTAAGGAGGTTTTAGGATGAAGAAGCAGTCAAGCAAGGGCCACACGCTCAAGGGTAGCCCATTTAAGGATGCCACACAGAAGCCGTCCAGTGGCGCACCGACTGCTGGCTTTGAGGGCCACGAGCCTACCAAGC